GGCACAATCACGGCTCTAAAGACAGGTGACGCAACTATCACGGCTTCTTATACAGACGAGTATAATGAAGTTCACACAGCTACTACAACTGTATCTGTTCATGCGGTTTATGCTCTTAAACTTAATGCTTCTACAGCTAAAGTATCTGTAGGAAAGACCGCAACAATCACGGCAACTGTGACTAAAGATGGTGAAGCTATAAGTTCACCTCAAATAGAATGGTCAACTTCTGATAGCACAAAGGCAACTGTAACAGGCGGTGTCATTAGCGGTGTAGCTGAAGGTAATGCTACTATCACAGCTAAATATACTGATGAATACGGAAACGTACTTAGTCAAGATGTAGCTGTAACAGTTGAAGTGGCTTCAAAGTACACAAAGAAAATTAACATAGGCTATTATGATAATAACTTAACCTATGACCCTGACGATAGTTCAAGAATATATTTGTACAAAGGAACTTTCTTTAGAATTAACGCTTACGTCACGAGCCTAGAAACAGGCGGTGGATTACAAGATACTATTGTTTGGAATGTTACTTGCACACCATCAGAAGCTAAACCTAGTGACTTAGCGCGAAAGTCTTACGGACTGGCATTCACTAATACGAACAATACAGACAAAAAGGCAATTCTTAGAATTGAATTCCATCTTAGAGATAGTGACGACGCAGAACACGTAATAAAGGAATACAAATTGTCTAATAACACAATTATTGATGATGATGTTTAAGAGGGCTGAAAAATGCCCTTTTACTTTTCAAAAATGTCAAAAAATGACGTTTTTTTCGGTCACTTGGAAAATTTTTGGCTCAAAATCTTTAATAAATTCCTATATATTTTTTGGCTTTGAAAAGTTGAGTAATGGAGAGAAATAAAAATGGTCGTTTTTTTGACCCACTTAGCTAAATTTTGACTCAAAATCACCAATAAAAATATATATATTTTTAGGCTTTGAAAAGTAAAGTAATGGAGAGAGAAATTTTTTTATAAAGTTCCCCAACTTTTGAAAGCAAAATAAAGCAAATTACTTACAAACACTAAATGAAGGTTATGAAGGTCTTTGAATTATGAAAGAAAGAATGAAGATAAAAGAATTTGCTGACCTTATCGGTGTTTGTCCCGATACACTACGGAATTGGGATAACAGCGGTAAGCTCAAAGCATACAGAACAATTACAAATTATCGCTACTACACACAAGAACACTATGCAATCGTGTGTAGTTGGCGATTATCAAAAATAAATAAATAAGAACACTATTTGTCGTGTTAATTTCACGAGTCCTAGGCAAGACGTAAAACTACCTATTCTCCGATGACAACAGCTTATTAGTTGTTTTATTATTTTCCTTTACTGTGCTAGGTGTCACGTTAAAACACCTATTCTAAGATAACAAACAGTAAAACTGTTTGACATAAATTTTCCTCCTTTTGTCCTAGGCATGACGTTAAACTACCTAACTTTAATTACAAATGCTTCTTTAAGCATTAAAACATAAATTTTATTTATGGGCTATTGTGGCGTAACTGTCTGACAGGGACAAAACAAATAGAACATAGAAAGGAATGAACGATGACACTTGAAGAAATTGTTAAAGAATTAAATCTTAATGATGAACAAAAAGGAACGCTCGAAAAGTTTCAACAATCCACAGAGGACAGAATTCGAACAACTTATTCTGAAAAGATTAAGGGACTAGAAACTGAACTCGCAAAGGTGAAACCACAAGAGCTTACTGATGACCAAAAGAAGATAAAAGAGCTAGAAGCTGAACTCAATCAAACTAAGTTCAACAACAAGCTAAAGTCACTAGGTGTATCTGATGAACTTGCGTCTTATCTAAAGAGTGATATAGATATGGATAAGTTCTCTAAGTTCTATGATGGACTTAAAGCTAAGACGGCTTCTAATAATGGTCAAGAAAACTTTGTGCCTAGCCAAAATCAAAATAATGGAGCTGGCATAACAAAAGAACAATTTCATAAGATGTCTTATGATGAAAAAGTGAAACTCTATACTGAAAATGCAGAGCTTTACTCACAGCTTTCTCAAGCTGACTAATGTAACTATAACAATAAAAATCATATAATAAGATAATATAATAAGAGGTAAAAAAAATATGGCTCTAATAATTCCTGAGGTGTTTGCAGACACCGTTAATGAAAAACTTAATGTTTCATTTAAGATGGCACAACTCGCAACTGATGTAACAAATCAAGTTTCTGACATCACAACTTGTGGTGACAAAATCCACTTCCCTACTTTTGATAGAGTTGCAAAGGTTTCAGAAGTAACTAAGGGCAAGGCTCTTGTTCCTGCGGAAGTATCAATGACTGATAATGTAGCTGACATTAAGCAAACTGGCGGTTCAATCCGTGTTTATGATGTTGACGCTACACAAATCAAGGGTGCAACTTATGACGCAATGGCTCAACAGCTTACAGACGCAATGGTAGCTGATATTGACACAGCTCTAGGTGCTACTATTGATGCCGAAGCTAAGCTAAAGAGCGGTCTTACTAATACAGACCCTGTTGAACAAGTCACCTACACTGACCTTGTTAATGCACTAGGCTTCTTTGGTGACCAAGTTGACTACGATAGCTTTGCCGGAATTGCAATCAACTCTAAGCTACTTCCATCATTCCTTCAAATGAATGAGTTTGTATCTGTAGAAAAGACTTACAACAGAACAAATGATAACGGACTTATCAGAAATGGTCTTGTGGGCTACTTCCTAAATATTCCTGTCGTGCTTACTAACAACGCAACTTATGATGATAAGCTAAAGGAAACAAAGACTTATATCATTAAGAAGGGTGCTCTAGGCTATGTCCTTCAAAAGGGCGTAACTGTAGAAACCGAAAGAGAAGCTAAACTTCTTGCCACTGATATTGTTGTATCTGACCTTTATGCAACTAAGGTAATGGATAAGGACGGCATTGTTGTAATGAGAAAGACTATTGCCTAATCTTTATCAATCCGTAAACTCGTAAACTTAAAACATATATTATATGTCTAGCTAATTGTTAGTTATTTATTTTAATAATCTCAACTATCTGTATGAAATATTTATTAGTTGATGGTTTGGCACACTCTCCTATGTGCCATTCCATAAGCTAATAAATGTTTTACTGAAAGAAAGGAATGAATTTTATGGGAGTAGTTCTGAATGACCTATTTGAACGAAAGAAAATAAAAGATTACCTCACAATGTTAGGAATTGAAATTCCCGACTTGCGTAAGTTTGGTGATTATCAACAAAGTGACCAATACTTACGAATGGTACTTAATGGTAAGCGTGATTTGACACCTAAAGCTCGTGATGATATTTATCGTGCAATAAGTATTGCTTACTCTTATCTTGCCAATCATCGTCTTGAAGTCGCAAGTGCTAAGAAAGAAGCTAAGAAGATTAGCATTGAACATTCACACGAAGCAAGGCGAATAAATGAAGCTAAAAAGCGCGAAAGAAAAGCTAAGAGAGAGGAGAAAAAGAAAAATGCAAAAACAAAATAATTTTTATGTTTGCAAAAGGCTAAGATTGTGCCATTTCCTCTTGATGAAAGGCTTCAATTTTGACTCTTACAGACCCGATAAATATAATCCAAAGTTTCTTGTATGGATATTCAAGAACAGCGATAAGTTGCAACAAGCTGTATCTGAATATTACAAACGACTTGACGAAATAAAAAAAGATGATATAATGAATAAAGAAGGGTTTAGATAATCCTTCCATAAGTTTAACTAACTAATAGAAAACAATTCCAAAACTTCACTTTATTTTCCCTATATGAATATAAATTAAAACTAAAAGTGATACTTTTGGACGTTAAAGAAAGGAAATTGAAAAATGTATAAAGAAGAATTCAAAGGAAAAAAACACACATATTCAAAAGATAGTAAGTTCTTTGTTTGCAAAACGCCTCGCCTTTGTGTCTATTTGCAAAAGAAAGGCTTTATGTTCGATAAAGTTACCATTGATAAGAAAAACCCACTTTATAATGTGTGGATTTTCCCGAACTCTGATGAACTCTATCAAGTTGTATCAGATTATTTTGTGAACAGAAAATATGATAAGTAACTTTATGTATATTAGTATTTACACAGAATAGAAACTTTTATTTCTATTCTTTGTATATAGGTATTACACAGAATAGAAACTTTTATTTCTATTCTTTGTATATAGGTATTACACAGAATAGAAACTTTTATTTCTATTCTTTAGCACCCATAGAAATATATAGAACAATAGAAACATATATAACATTAAATGTCGCCACAGGCGACAGTGATTTTAATTTTTATTCAAAGGAGTTTTTATATGAAAAAACAATTCGTATTAAACCACAGAACATTCGCTGATTTAAGCAAGAATGATAACATTACAGAAAACGGCATTTACACTTATTTATGCTTAAAGCCACTTGTAAATAACTACTACACTTATTTACATATAACTGTAACAAAACTTAATTCTGTTCTAAGTGACGCTGATATAATTAGGCGTCCAAAACAACAAGATATAATCAAACAAGGACTTAAAGAACTTGAAGCCGCTGAATACATCAAAATTATCAGCACTAAGAAAAATGATTTTGATTATGAACTTGATGTTGAAGGTATGATTGAAGAATACAGCAAAGACAACCCTTTTACAATCTATGAAGTTGACGCTTTTAAGCAAGCACTTAAAGATAATAATGGCCATAAGACAATCTTCAAGTATCTAAGCAACTATTTCTATAAGGTTACACACAATGAAATGAGTAGTGATGATTCAGAACTTTATTACTTCAATGCTGACAGAAAATCACTTGCTAAAGATTGCGAATTATGTGTTCGTTCAATCGACAAGTATAATGATATTCTTGTAAATAATGAAATCATTTACATTCACAAACACGACTACAAATATACTGATAGCAATAAGCAAGTTCCTAATGCTTATGGGCTTTATAAGAATAAAGATAAGATTGATGAAAAATGCAATGAATACATTAACAATCTAAAAGATGGTGTTTATCAATCTTCTATCCCAAGAGGTAAAGGCTCAAAGAAGCAAAAAGAAGAAAAGAAAGCTAAATACACACCTGTAGATGAAGCCACAGATGAAGAACTTGATGAACACGAAAGACGTCACAAAGAACTTTATGCTAAAAAGATGGAAAAAGAAAAAACTGTTATGACAGAAAGTGTTCCTATGAAAGAAGTTGAAGAAGTTGTTCAAGCCGACAGTAAGGATTTTGATGCTATCATAGCTGAAAGAAAAGCCGAAACTAATGCTATTCTTTCTGATAGCAATAAGAAAGAAACTGTTCAAGCTGACAATAAGCATAAGATGACACTAGAAGAATTTGAAAGAAAGTGGCACAACAAGCCTGTTCAAAAGGTGGAAAAGAAGAAAATAGAAAAGGTTGCTGAACCTGTTGAAACTCACAGAGTAGACAGAGATGAAGAATATAATGTTTTAATGTCTGAACTTAAACTCAACAGCAATACGACATTTGATAAAGCATCTAAAATGTTTGATGACCTTTTATTAGAGAAATTCGTCTTTGTGAATGAAGATGCTGATGATAAGGCTCTTAAAGAGCGTTTCAAGAATGAATGGGAAACGTCTATAACAGTTCAAAAAGTTGAACCTATTATAGAAGAAGAAGAAAATCCATTTGCTTAACGGAAGAAAGGAAAGGAATAACAATGAATGTATCAAAAGATGAAAAATTTAAGCGTGAACATAAAGAAAAATTAAGAACGCTCTACGACACTTACTATCAGAAATGTCTTGAAGGTGACACGGCTTCATTGTCGTGTTTCCTCTCAACGGCAAAAGAACTAATGGCTGATGACAGTCAGTCAGAACTTTACAACCTCATTAAAAACGCAAAAGTTGATGACGAGGGAGAGTGATTAACATGGACGTTAAAACTAAATTGATAAAGATACTATCTGACCCTGTTTTGTGGACGCAGAATTTCGCAAAGATTGTCAACAAAGAGGGAAAGCTAGTACCATTTAAGTTCAATCCTCAACAGAAAGAATTAGTAAGAGGGCTAAGCAAGTATAACATAATCTTAAAGTCGCGACAATTAGGTATCACATCTGTATCGTGTGCTTTATCTCTTTACTACGCACTCACAGAACCTAACGTCCATTGCATGTTAATCTCATATAGCTTTGACAGTTGTTCAACAATCTTTGATAAACTAAAGCAAATCTATGAAAGCCTTCCACAAGTCATAAGAAGTGAAGAAATCGCGAATAACAGAACAAGCCTTAAATTTGCTAACGGCTCAAAGATAACTGTTACAACTCTAGGCTCAAAAGAAGTTGGTAGAGGTTCTTCACTTAAATATGTTCACTTGTCAGAGTTGGCATTTGCAAAACAAGAAAGAGTATCTAAAGCCCTACTAGCTATAGAACAGGCTTTATTGCCCGATGGAAAGATTGTAATAGAGTCAACGGCAAACGGCTTGAATGAGTTCTATGAGATGTGGGAGAAAGCAGAAAGTCACGAAAGCCTATACAAGCCATTCTTCTTTAGTTGGATTGATGATAAGTTGATGTTCGCACATGAATATAAAGACTTTGCTGATAGATATTGTAAGATATACGGACACTCACTTGAAGCTGATGAACTTGACTCAAAAGAACAAGACTACTACAAGATGGGTGCAAGCCTTGAACAGCTCATGTGGCGTAGATTAAAGATAGCAAACAGTGATGAACAACAGTTTAGACAAGAGTTCCCAGCTGAACCTATTGAAGCATTTGTGACAAGCGGAAACAATGTATTTAACGTAGAGAAGGTGGCTAAACAAGCCATTGAACGCAAGAATACAGAACGTCAAATCAATATAAAAGACATTCCCGAAATACTTAGACCATTTCTTAAAACTTATTTCTATGTGTATGAAAAACCTATAAGGTCAATGCGATACTATGTAGGCGTTGACTCGTCAGAAGGTCTAGGAATGGACTTTTCTGTTGTAACCGTGCTAGATAAAGATGGGCGTGAATGTGCTCAATTCAGAAGCAATCAGACACAGGCTTATGAGCTTGCAGAGATTGTTAATGCAATCGGCTTGTATTACAATCGTGCTTTAATTGTAGTAGAGAAAGCGTCAACAGGTGGCGTTATACTTGATAGATTAAGAAACACATTCCACTATAAGAACCTCTACAAACACAGAGATTATGATGAACGTGGGAAAGTCGTAAAGCGAATTGGTTGGAAAACAACGAATAAGAGTAAGCCAATTCTCATAAATGACCTTGTTGAATGGTTTGATAATGATGACATTTTTATAAGGTCACAAAGTACCTTCAATGAGATGAAGGTTTATATGTATGACGGAACGTCGACAAATGCAAGACAAGGCTCACACGATGATACAATAATCAGTTTAGCCCTTGCAGTTCAAGGTATTAAAAGTGGTATCAATTACCTTTGGTAAGGTAATTTAATAAAATAAAACTCCCTTTGTGAAGCTCACACAATATGTGTGGGCTTTATTTTTTTGAAAAGAATTTGAAAGAAAGAAAGGAATTAACACAATGAGTATGAATATAAACATGAATGATTTCAGAGAAACAGATTATGATGGTTATTTAGTAAACGCTAATGGTGATGTGCTTAGTATCAAAGGCAAAGAGCCAAAACTAGTAAGTCAATGGGAAAGACACGGCTATAAACGTGTTGCCTTATGGGAGAATGGAAAACAAATTAACGTATCCGTCCATAGACTTGTAGCAATAGCTTTTATAGATAACCCTGACCCTAACACTTGTACTGAAATCAATCATATTGATGAAGATAAGACAAATAACAACGTGAACAATCTTGAATGGTGTTCACATATATATAATTTGAGATATGGCACTAGAGCTAAAAGAAGTGCCGAAACAAGAAAAAGAAATAATAAGTTAAGAAGAAAGGCGGTTTAATAAAATGGCAACTATTGAAGTAAATCCTCTCGCCCTATACACAAACGCCGAAAGTAATAGACTAAAGAATTATCTGACAGGAACACACAATGTTCTCGCAAGAAAAGATTATAAATTCAACGGAAAAGAATTTCATACAGCTAAAATAGTATTACAATCAATTAAACAGATTGTCGCTTTCCACAGCTCGTATATTTGTGGCAAGCCTGTTTCAATTGATGGTTCTAAGATGATTAGTGAGGTCTATAAGAAAGGCTTTTACAGCAAGACAGATTATCAGCTTGTACAGAACTTAGTTACTTATGGTAATGCCTATGAATATGTTTACAGAGATAATGATGGAACTGTTAAGAGTAAGGTAATTCCTAATGTAGACGCTTATCCTCTATATAAGAACGGTCAATATGTCGGCTTCATTGAAAGATACTGTTACAACACACTTGACGATTATCAGCTTGAAAGAGAATACACAACAGATTACGTCAAAGAGTATGAAAATGGTATCTTAAAGAGAACATACAGAAACAGCTCAAAGAGCTTACCAATACACTACACTACAGGAGATTATGATAAGACAGGCGTGTTTGGTATAGGCATTGTTGCACAGCTCATTCCTATTATGAATGAGATTGAACAAATTCTATCTAAGATGTCTGACAGTGTAACTAATCTAAGTATGAACCCAATCAGCACAATCAGCGGTCAACGCCTTGATGAAAGTGTAGACTCTGATGTTGTTGGAGCGAATATTAACCTTGAAGAAGGTGCTGAATTTCAATGGCAGACAGCAAATCTTGATTATAACAGCATTAAACTATTGCTTGATGAACTTATTCAACAATTCTATCAAGTGGCTTGTGTTCCTAGTGCTCTATTCGGTCAATCAAATGTAGCTAACGTGTCTGAAACAAGTCTTGAACTCTTGTTTAATAATTCTGATAGTTATGCAAAACAATTAAGTTTCGGCTTGCTTGAAGGCTTCTATAAGAGATTAGATATAATTGGTAATATGCTTGATGTGCCTGTTAATGACATTGATATTACATTTAATTATAATAGACCTACTGATAACACAGCTATGATTAGTGCTATGTACAATCAATACGCTATGGGTGCAATAAGTAAAAAGACAGTTATTAAGAACAGCCCTTATACCGAAAATGTTGAACGAGAGCTACAAGAGATAGACAAAGAAACACGAGAAAAACAGAAACAACATATTGTGGCACAAAGTGAAGAAAAAACACAAGATGTTGATAAAGATGATAATACTGCAACTGACCATAATTGATAGGTAAAAAATATTGGTGCTCTATGTGAAAAGTTATATAAAGTAACATAGAGTGCCATATATTGTTGTTTGTAGGTGATAGTGACATACAAGATGTAGATAGTTTGTTGGATTTACAACGAAATGAAAAAGGCAAGAGTATTAAATTGATATACAAAAAATCGCCTTGAGGTGGATTTAGCCCTTATAAAATTTACACATTATATAAATTGTCTGACAATAACTATAATTATCTGACATATATAATTGTATATACACTTCTCACTATTGTCTGACAGTTTCAAAACTATTCAAATAAGCCCATTTTGGACGCTGTAAGGCGTTTGAATGTCGCACCCTAACATTTATACCCTTGACGTGTTCAAAGCCCATACAGACGAAATTACATAAGTAATATAGCTTGTGCAGAAGAAAAGAATGGTGCTTGTTGTGGCAGAATGACACATGATAGCATGAAAAATCTTATATAAAATGTCAATATTAAAGTAAGGTTTAGATTTTATACAAAAGTTGAATTTTATTTTCCACATATTTTCCACATATAAAGTCTAAAATGTGCTATAATAAGTTGTGTTGAAAGTGCTTATATTAAAGGCTTTTTGGGTATGCGTATTTTATTTGCTCCAATGGAGGGACTTACTGGATATACAAGTCCACAAATGCTGTAAATAAGCCTATTTGTACTTTCAATATGTAATTAAGTAATGTGGTTTTTCCACATATTTTACACATAGCATAGAAAGGAAGTACAAAAATGGCAAGTGTAAGACAGAAGAACAAGAGATGGTACTATTACTTTAATGTGTGTCAAACTGACGGCACATACAAGAGAATTGAAAGAGGTGGCTTTACTTCTAAAAGACAAGCTCTTGATGAAGGTAATAAGCTAGAACAAGAGTATAAAGGTGGAAACATTTCTGTTGTGTTCAAACCTAAGAACATTACATTCAGTTCACTTGTTGATGAATGGCACAAAGACGCACCTAACCTATTAAGACTGTCATCTATACAGACTTACAATGAAATAATTAACACTCATTTAATGCCTGTTTTAGGTGATAGATATTTAACGTCTATCACAACAGAACTATGTCAATCTATCATAAACAACAGCATAAAAGTAAGACATAATACAATAAACACAACAAGCGGTATATTAAGGCTTATGAGGTCTTTATTTAATTATGCTATAGATAAGAAGTATATAAATAAGAGTAATGACCCAACACAAGATGTAATACTACCTAAAGCAAGAAGTATTACAGCACTAAAGATTAAAAAGCCTAGACCTGTTTACTGTTTGCCACAAGAAGAAATAGACGCTATATTTGATAGGTTTAAGAATACTAGATATTATATGGCATTGTTATTAGGCTACAGGTGCGGACTAAGAAAGGGTGAAGCGTTCGGCTTAACTATTGAAGATGTAAACCTAGACAATGCGACATTAAGAATAAATAAACAGATACAGCTAAATAAAAAGACAAGACGCTTCTACTTCACACCACCTAAGTATTGTAAACAAGGTGAAGGTAGGACAATTCATATTGACTCAAATACATTGTCTATCCTTAAAGAGTATCTATCACACTATCACATAAAGGACTATTATGTTAATGCTGATGGTGTGCTTAATACAGATGGTGATGGTAAGAAGATTAACTTACTATTAGTAGATGATAAAGGTGTTTATGTTGATTGTGATAAGTTTCGCTATGCAATACGCATAATACACGGCACTTATCTTAATTTTTCTTATGTTGATAAAGACTTTCACTATCATCTGTTGCGTCATACACACGCTTCTTTATTAGTAGCTAAAGGTGTGCCACCCACAGAGATAGCAAAAAGATTAGGGCATAAAAACCTAGAAACAACATATAGAACCTATATACATTCATCTGATATATCAGAGAACAAGGCTAATGATATTATAGATGATATGTATAACTGATAATGTTTATATAAGGTTATATAATTATATGACAGGTGTTAGATATATGTATAGATGTGATGTATTTATAAAAGTTAGATTTTATCAGAGAGAATAAAGAATAAGATTGAAATATTATTATGTTGATTGATGTATCAATGAAATGATAGATACTTCAAGAGGTTTTAATTAAAATAAGTTGAAGTGTAAGTTGTATCTAACATGGTGTTAGGTGGGGCTTATATGTTGTATGCAACTTGATTGTGTGCTAATAGTTGTGGTGCAATTAGATTGTGTACAAGTAGTTAAGTGAATTTTAATTAAAACCCCTTGAAGGAAACTGTGTGGTTAGCTAATCAACATTTTTCACACCGAAAAATTTTAATTTTACCACATTCATTTCATTCATCTTCGTTTCATTCAACTACTTTACCATACTCACCTACATTTTTCAACTCTCTCACTCTCTCACTTTCTTCTTTCTGATAACTTCTAAAAAATGTCTGACAGCTATATAATTATAGTTGTAGTAGTTGTTAAAATTTTAATTTAATTATTTGATTGAAGAAAAGGAACGAATATTATAACATCTTTACAACCTATTAAGAAAAAGAAATCGCCACTACTCTTTATAATTCCTGTTGTCATTGTCGCACCACCTGTCTTATCAAACTCATTAGCGTCTAAAGGTGACTATAAGAAAGCTATTTCTATTGTCAAGCTCAATCCTGTCTATAAGAGCAAAGCAAAAGAATTAAAGTATGAGTGTTATGCTTATGACTGTATGAAACAGGTTAAACAGGATTTCTATCAGAAACGTAAACTCTTATTATGTGTCAAATCTGACAAATATATAGACGCAACTATTATAGAGCTAACAGCTCAAAATGGTTTTATTCACATATTTAATCTATGACAATGTGGACAAATCTTATTATGGCGAAACAAATGACTTAGACAAAACAGAGCCTGATACTTATGATAATGAAGATGAAATAAGTGAATACACCTTATAAATAACGCTATGAAATATCTTGACCGCTTGAATAAAGCTGTTAAATCAATCTGATTAAAATAAATCGTAATAACTGACAATCTAGGGCTTTTCAATAAGCTCTAGGCTTATTTTATTTTTAAGGAGATGTAATACAATGACTAACCTAGAGAGATTAAAGCTAGAACTAGCTAATAAACAATACTTCACAGATGATGAATATGCAGTATTTCTTGATGAAAATGGGCTTAATGCTTCTGATACATACAACAAGGAAGATGACCAACTTGAGCTTCTACAAAGTGTTCTTGCTGTCTTAAACAGTTTATCTAACAATATTGAACTCTTTATGAAGATACAAACAGAGTTTACAACTGTTTCAAGTGCCTACTCAAACCTTGCAAAGAGAATTGACACACTTGAAAAGAAAATCGCTGAACTTCCTAACTATCAGAGTACAGCCCCGGCTATAACATATTTATTTTGTAACTAATGACTGGGGGTTTTATTATGGATATTACAACTATAATCGCATCACTAATCACAGGGCTAACTTCATCTAGTTTTCTTGCGTTCCTAAGTGCTAGACTGACAAAACATGATAATATGTCACAAATGCTATTAGGGCTAGGACATCACGAGATACTTGAAGATGGTCAAAAACTCATTAGCAAAGGCTTTGTGACAATTCAAGAACTAGATGACTTCAATCATTATCTCTTTGAGCCATATAAGGCTCTAGGCGGTAATGGCACAGGTGAAGAAGTCGCCAAAAAGGTTAATTCTTTACCAATAAAAGGCGGTGATTAACAAATGGATATATTAAAAGATATATTTGACTTTTCATTTAACAAAGAGAAACAGCCGATTACAATAGGCGACAAGACTGTTGAAGCGTTCTTTAGGCGTTCTGAAACAGATTGTATAATGTATGTGCCATTTGCTGACAAGCTGAATTTAGGCGGTGTATTTGTTCTTAATGGCGACAAGTATTTAATCACAGATGAATTAAGAAGCGAAAACACAACCTATTGTAAGTATCATTGTGACAAGATGAATGACAGCTTTAAGCGTATCTATGCCAAAGGTGACATAAGAAGCTACGACTGTCTTGTTAAACCTCTACAGTATCGACTTAATGTGTCAAATAATGGCGTTTCAATCGGCTCAAACATTGAAGTTCTTTTATCACTTGATGACAATTCAAGGCTTCTTAATGTGAATAAAACGTTTTATTTACACAATCAGTATTTCGCTAATAAAGATGGTTCATATTATTACAGCCACAAGTGGAAAATCAGAGATGTACAACATAAAGACGGTGTAGTACATCTGTTCTGTGAATGGACTTCTAGCCTTTCAACTGATGACACCATAAATGGTATTGCTGACAGATGGAGCTATGAACAAAATCCGAATGCTGACCCACTAACCTATACTGTTACTTTCAGCCCGAAATCTTTCTCTTTACACGTTGGAGATACACAAACAATAAGTCCAACTGTCAAGATTACAGCGGAAGATGGAACAGACGTTACCTCTAAGACCCCATATACGCTTCATATAGCCCCTACAGACGCTTCTATTTGTTCTGTCGATAATTTAACCATTAAAGCACTTAAAAGCGGTTCTACGGCTCTTACAGCGTCCATAGAGGGACTAAGAACAGTTGATACTCTTACAGCCGAAACGATTAACGTGTCTGTTGAAGCCAATGTTTATACATTTACGCTTTCTGATAGCTCAATAGAGCTTCAACAAGGTGCTTCAAAGACTGTAACGGCTAATGTAACAAAGAATGGTGTTTCTGTATCCTCACCTGTTGTTACATGGTCATCTGATGACGAAACAATCGCTACAGTAAATGATAAAGGGCTAATTTCAGCTCTAAAACAAGGCTCAACAGTCATTAGGGCAAATTATACCGATGATGATGGCGAAGCTCATACAGCTCAAATTACGCTTACAGTGTCTGTCAAGAACGTGTACACAATCGCACTTGACCCTACTTCTGTCATTCTTCATAAAGATGACACAAAGGTTCTTAATGTTGTCGTTGAAAAGAATGGTGAAGTTGTAAGTTCACCTACTATTAGTTGGACTTCATCTAATAGTACTATTGTTTCTGTACAAAATGGCACAATCACGGCTCTAAAGACAGGTGACGCAACTATCACGGCTTCTTATACAGACGAGTATAATGAAGTTCACACAGCTACTACAACTGTATCTGTTCATGCGGTTTATGCTCTTAAACTTAATG